CCCCCCCCCCAACCGCTTGCCGTTCGTGTCGTATCGGACGATCCTGACCCATTGCTGAGCAAGAATGCCCCGAAGGGGCATGGAGCGGTAGGGGCGAAGCCCCCCGCGGGAGCGGGTAGTTAGCACAGTGTATTACTTGATGTAACTGTGCTAGGTGACAGGGGGTTCATTCCCTGTTACCTTTTAGTTGTTTTCTTCTTTTTTTGGAGGTGTCGATATGCGTCCCTTGAAGCGTGGTTCTGTGAACAAGCGGCGTTCTGCCAAGCGTTTTCGCAAGCAGTCCATGCGGACGAAGGGCGCGAATATGTCGCAGGTGATGCGTGGTGGCATTCGGTTCTGAGTTGTGGCTTGCTACCATCCTATGCCGGCATTCCGTCGCGATGACGGGTCGGTTACTTTCGTGGAGAGAGGCGCGTTGAGCGCCTCTTTTTTTTTACCGTGCGGTCAGTGTATTGGATGTCGTTTGAAGCGTTCCCGTGAGTGGGCGATTCGTTGTGTTCATGAGGCATCGTTGAACGATGTGAATTGTTTTTTAACTCTTACTTATGATGATTCGAAGGTTGTGATGTGGTCTTTGTTTTATGACCATTTTCAGGATTTTATTAAGCGTTTGCGTGCGCGATTTTCTAACGTGCGCGTGCGTTTTTATATGTGTGGTGAGTACGGTGATGAATTTAAGCGTCCTCACTATCATGCTTTGTTGTTTGGTTTTGATTTTTTGGACAAGGTTCCTTTGTCGAAATCGCCCGGTGGTTCTCAGATGTATCGATCTCCTGTTTTGGAGGAGTTATGGCCTTACGGATTTTCCAGTGTTGGAGCGGTGACGTTCGAGAGTGCAGCTTATGTGGCGAGGTATTGCACGAAGAAAATAACTGGCTCCCCGAGTCTGTCGCATTATCAGATTGTCGATACAGAGACCGGGGAGGTTCGTTTCGACCGTGCACCGGAGTTTTCGCACATGAGTCTAAAGCCTGGCATCGGGGCCGATTGGTTAGCCAGGTACCGGACGGATGTTTATCCGGCGGGCAAGGTTGTTCGTTGGGGTGGCGCGTCTTTCAACGCACCCCGTTATTACGATGAGTTGATTCGTCGGTTTGATGAGAATACGGATTCGATCGATAACGATTTGGCTGAGTATTCCCGTTATTTGGAGAGCTTGAAGGGCGCGGCTCACCAGACTCCTGAGAGGCTTGCTGTTCGTGAGAAGGTTGCGAAGGCGGCGCTCGGGCAATTGAAGCGCTCTATTTCATAGTGGAGGTGTTTGATGATTCGTTCCATCGTTGCTGTTCGTGATTTGGCTCTCGGTGCTTTTCTTCCGCCGTTTTTTGTTCCGTCTGTGGGGATTGCGGTGCGGCAGTTTGGTGATGAGGTTGGTAAGTCGGATTCGCCGATGCATGGTCATCCTTCCGATTTTGAGTTGTTCCATCTTGGTAATTTTGATGACGGTGGTCAGTTTGAAATTTTCCCTCAGCCTGTGAGGCTGGCTCGTGCGGTTGATTATAAGGAGGCTCGTGATGCATCGTAATCAGAGTGTGAATGTCCATCAGTTCGCGATGGTGCCGCGTTCTGATGTTCCGCGTTCGTCTTTTCGTCGGCAGACTACGCACAAGACTTCGTTTGATGCCGGTTATCTCATTCCGATTTTGGTGGATGAGGTGTTGCCGGGTGATTCTTTTAAGTGCCGTATGACGGCGTTTTGTCGTTTGGCGACGCCGATCTTCCCCATCATGGACAATTTGCATTTGGATTCGTTTTTCTTTTTTGTTCCGAATCGGCTTGTTTGGGATAACTGGCAGAAGTTTATGGGTGAGCAGATTGATCCCGGTGATTCGATTGATTACACGATTCCGCAGATGGCCTGTCCGGCGGGTGGTTATGCCATCGGTTCGTTGCAGGATTACATGGGTTTGCCGACGGTCGGTCAGATGGGCGGCGCGGCGACCATTGAGCATTCTGCGTTGTTCACTCGTGCTTATAACTTGATTTGGAACGAGTGGTTCCGTGATGAGAATTTGCAGGATTCTGTTGTGGTTGATCGTGATGATGGCCCTGATACGTATTCGGACTATGTGAAGTTGAAGCGTGGCAAGCGTCATGATTATTTCACCTCGGCTCTGCCTTGGCCGCAGAAGGGTGATTCGGTGACGTTGCCGCTTGGGACGTCGGCTCCCGTGGGTTTGATTCCGACTGTTTTTAATCCTGGTACGTTAAAGAAGGCTTCCGACCATGCGTCGATTACGTCGGATACGCTTGGTGTTAATGCGAGTTCTCAGATGGCTCGTGTGTCGGATTCCACGACGTTGGTGTATGACCCTAATGGGACGTTGTATGCCGATTTGTCTACGGCGACGGCGGCGACGATCAATCAGTTGCGGCAGTCTTTTCAGATTCAGAAATTATTGGAGAGGGATGCTCGTGGGGGTACGCGGTATACGGAAATCGTTCGTTCCCACTTTGGTGTGGTGTCTCCTGATGCAAGGTTGCAGCGACCGGAATATCTTGGTGGAGGTACGACGTCTATTGTTGTCAATCCGATAGCGCAGACCTCTGGATCTGGTGCGTCGGGTACGACGACCCCTCAGGGTAATTTGTCCGGTATGGCGACAGCGTTGGCTGGTGGTCATGGTTTTACTCAGTCGTTTGTTGAGCACGGTATGATTATTGGTCTCGTGTCCGTGCGTGCTGATCTCACTTATCAGCAGGGTTTGCGTCGTATGTGGTCGCGTGAGACTCGGTACGATTTTTATTTTCCGGTGTTCTCGCATTTGGGCGAGCAGACGATCTTGAATAAGGAGATTTATGTTCGGGGTGATGCCAACGATGATTTGGTTTTCGGTTATCAGGAGCGTTGGGCCGAGTATCGATATTTCCCTTCGATGATCACTTCGTTGTTTCGTTCTACGGCGGCTTCAACCATTGATCCGTGGCATTTGGCGCAGAAGTTCACCTCTCTGCCGACTTTGAACAACACGTTTATAGAGGAGAGTCCGCCATTGTCGCGTGTCTTGGCGGTCGGTTCGAGCGCGAATGGTCAGCAGTTGTTGTGTGACACCTTTTTTGACATTGTTACCGCGCGTCCGATGCCGATGTATTCGGTGCCTGGTTTGATCGATCATTTCTGATCATGTTTGATTTTCTTGATCCGATCATTGGTGTTGTTGGTGATGTTCTTGGTGGCATTGGTGGTTTTGCCAAGGATGTTTACAACGTGGTGTCGCCGTTCGCGTCTGCGGCGGCGCCCTATGCGTCTGCTTATATGTCGGGTGAGTCTGTTCGGGATACGAATGAGAGTAATGAGCGTATTGCGTTGAATGCGAATTCGGCGAGTGCTGCTCAGGCTCAGTTAAATCGTGATTTCCAGCAGGCTTCTGCGGATAAGCAAATGGCGTTTCAGGCTCAGCAGATTGAGGGCCAGCAGGATTTCACGGCTGGCCAAGCTGCGCGCGAGATGGGTTTTCAGGAGCGTATGTCGAATACGTCTTATCAGCGTGCTGTGCAGGATCTTAATTCGGCTGGTTTGAATCCGATGCTGTCGTTGATGAAGGGTGGTGCGAGTACGCCTAATGGTGCGATGGGTACTTCTGGTGCTGCTTCTGGTGCGAGTGCGTCGGGTTCGATGGGTCAGACTCATACGGCGACGATGCAGCCTGCTCTGGCGCAGGCTATCAATACGGGTATGGCTGCTGCTCGGTTGGAGTCTGATTTAAAGACGCAGGAGGCGGATCGTGATTTGATTAAGGCGAATGCGGATAAGGTTCGTCAGGAGACGGTCACGAGTAGCGCGTCGGCTGGTCAGATGGTGGCTTCGACTCAGAAGATTAAGCATGAGACTGCGTTGGTTTTGGCTCAGTATGACAATGCGCGGCAGGAGTTGCATAAGTTGCAGAGTGATACTGCTCGGTCTGAGTTTATTCGTGAGAAGTTGCAGCCGTTGGAAGAGCGTTTGATGTCGCTTCAGGCGACGTTATCGGCGTTGGAGGTGCCGGGTATGCAGAATCGTGCTTCGGCTGCTGGTACGTGGTGGGGAAAGAATGTTTCCCCGTATATCAAGGATTTCACGGCGGGTGCCGTGGGTTCTGGTGCGATTGGTTTGAAGTTGCCCCGATAGGAGGTTTTCATGAGTGAGATTTTTTTTCGTACTGGTTTTAATTACGATCGGTTGGCCGCCTCGGATGAGAGCGGTCTTTCTTGTGGTGATCCTTCTCGGACTCAACAGAGTTTTAAGGAGGAGTGTGATATCAACACGATCGTTCGGCGTTTTGGTGTGACTGGTCAGGTGCCTACTACGATTTCGCCTCCCTTGCAAGGTGATTTTGTGGAGGCGTTGGATTTTCGACAGTCTATGGATCTGATTGTGGCGGCTCGTGAGTCTTTTATGGAGTTGCCTGCGGCTGTTCGGAAGCGTTTTCACCATGACCCTGCGGAGTTTGTGGAATTTTGTTCGGATAAGGATAATCTCGCAGAGGCTCGTAAGCTCGGTATAGCGGTTCCGGAGGCTGTTCCTGTACCCCCCCCCCAACCGCTTGCCGTTCGTGTCGTATCGGACGATCCTGACCCATTGC